GAATTTGCTGGTGTAGATGAAGCAATCGCTAAACAACAACCAGCTACAGTAGATTATGATGAATTCGCGGGTGTAGATGAACAAATAAAGAGAAATAGAGAAGCTGATGCAGAATTAGCAAGAGAATCTAGAAGAAAGCCTGCCTTAGATGAAAATATGAAAGAAGCTGTACAAGCAGCTAGTCCTACTGCTAACAGTGATAAGTTTAACTTAGACAGTTTGAGTTTTAGTCCAACTGGAATGCCAATAGTAAAACAAGTTAAACAGGCTACATCGTCATTGCCTGCCAAAACAGATACTAGTCAAGATGATGCAGAGACTGCGAAATTCAAAAGACAAGCTGAAACAAAAAAAGAAGAAGACAAGACAAAAAGTGAAACTAGTACAAAATTAGCAACACCAGCAGGTAAAGAAGCCAGTCTTAATGATGTAGTTACTGCTCTTAATTCATTAAATAGTAAGATAGGACAATTAATTACTAAAACTGAAGATTTGTTCAATAAGCAAATACAGGCTACAAAGAGCAACAGCAATAACATCTACGCGAGAACATAATGAGTTGGAAAAAATACTTTTCTCCTGTTTCTATAGAGAATCAATCTGGTTTATACAGTCCTATGGCCACAAATGCTGCCAAACCTGGACCAGCTAGAACAAATTACAGTAGTTATTTGCCAGATGTTTATACTGGAGCTCCTAATCGCATAGAACGATATCTTCAATATGATACCATGGATATGGACAGTGAAGTAAATGCTGCTTTAGATATACTAGCAGAATTCTGTAGCCAGCCTAACGAAGAAAATAAAACACCTTTTAGATTACATTTTAAAACTAGAGCCACTAGTGTAGAAATAAAAGTTCTAAGGGAATATCTTCAACAATGGACAAAATTAAATAAATTTAACACTAGAATATTTAGAATAGTAAGAAATCTTTTTAAATATGGAGATGGATTTTTTGTAAGAGATCCTGAAACAAAGGTTTGGTTTTATCTTGATCCTGGCAAAATTACGAAAATTATTGTCAATGAAAGTGAAGGGAAAAAACCTGAACAATATGTGGTTAGAGATCTAAATCCTAATTTTATGGATCTTGTTGTAACCACTATCAATCCTAATACAATAAACACGAATAATAGAGGTACTGCTTATGTTGCGGGCGGCGCCGCTGCTAGAGGACAAGCCAGTGCCTATCCTATAAGTCCGGGCACACGTTTTCAAAACAACCAGAATGAAGTTGCTATTGAAGCAAAACATATGATTCATCTCAGTTTAAGTGAAGGTTTAGACAACAATTATCCTTTTGGCACAAGTTTATTAGAACAAATTTTTAAGGTTTATAAACAAAAAGAATTGTTAGAAGATGCTATTATTATCTATCGTGTTCAACGTGCTCCTGAACGTCGTGTATTTTATATTGATGTAGGTAATATGCCCAGCCACTTAGCTATGAGCTTTGTTGAACGTGTAAAAAATGAAATACATCAACGTCGTATACCCAGTGCTACAGGTGGTGCCAATAATGTTATTGACAGTGCATACAATCCACTTAGTATTAATGAAGATTATTTTTTCCCTCAAACAGCAGAAGGCAGAGGCAGTAAAGTTGATACTCTAGCAGGTGGAACTAATTTAGGTGAAATCGATGATTTAAAATATTTTACCAATAAGTTATTTAGAGGACTGCGTATACCCAGTAGTTACTTACCCACTGGAGCAGACGATAGTCAAGCTAGTTATAATGACGGTCGTGTAGGTACCGCTTATATTCAAGAATTAAGATTCAACAAATATTGTGAAAGATTACAGAGTCTACTTCAAGATAGTTTTGATAATGAATTTAAGTTATATCTACACGATAAAGGAATCAACATTGATACTAGTTTATTTGAATTACAACTAAATCCTCCATTAAATTTTGCTGCTTATCGTCAAAGTGAAATGGATGGACAACGTATTAATACGTTTAATACTATTCAGCAAGTTCCATTTATGAGTAAGAGATTTTCATTAAAGAGATTTTTAGGATTGACAGATGAAGAAATGGCTGAAAACGAACGCATGTGGAAAGAAGAACAAGGGGTCGCTGAAACTATCCCAACTGATGCCAGTGGAGAATTACGAAGTGCTGGTATAAGCCAAGCAGGTATAGAAGATGACCTAGGAGAACTTGCTGATGAAAATGCTCCACCTGAACTAGGACAGCCAGAAGGCATGTCTGTTAGTCCTGCCACAGCCGGTTCTGCTCCAGCTGCTCCAGCTGCTCCTGTATAAATATTATTATGATTTTACGAGAATTATTTTACAACAACAGTGATTCTGGGTTAGTAACCGATAATATGACCTATAATCCTAGACGAGATTCTTCTGTGATGAAACGAAGTGATACTCGTAAAACACGACTTACCTTAAAACAGATTAACGAATTAAGAAAAGCAAGTGAAAAACATATTCTAGAACAAGAAAAAGATTTAGAATTTATAACTCAAATGTATAAGCCACCTCCTCAACCAATGGCATAATTATTCTAAAAGGGTAATTTATGCGCGGTTTTGTGCTAGGTAACGGTCGCAGCAGACTCAATATTCAACCATCAACTCTAAAACCATACGGTAAAATCTATGGTTGTAATGCCTTATTCAGAGAATTTACTCCAGATTATCTAATAGCAGTAGATCCAAAAATGATAGTTGAAATAGAAAAATCTGGGTTTCAACACAAGGTACCTGTGTGGACTAATCCTAATAGCAAATATAAACGATTTAGCGGATTTAATTATTTTAATCCTGTACTTGGGTGGAGTAGTGGACCCACAGCCTTGAATTTTGCCAGCAGTCACGACTATGATGAAATTTATATATTAGGATTTGATTATGTTGGAATACAGGGTCTATTGAACAATGTCTATGCAGACACAGACAATTATAAAAAATCAACTGATCATGCTACCTATCATGGTAATTGGGAAAAACAAACAGATCAAGTTATAAAATTAAATCCTAAAATAAAATATTATAGAGTAGTTGAAGAAAATAATTTTTACGATCCTAAATGGAATCATCATAATTATAGATCTATGGATTACAAACATTTTAAAAGATTATTAGAAACTTGGCCAAAAACACGCTAAAATCCACCATAATAAGCCGATTATTACAATTAAATGTAAATATATTTGACAGCCTTGAACCTATAGGAGACCAAACATGACTGATCGAAACAAATTCGAGCAGATGCTCGAACATCTAATCAATGAAGAAAGCGACAAAGCTAAAGATCTTTTCCATCAGATAGTAGTGGAAAAGTCAAGAGAAATTTACGAACAAATTCTTGCTGAGGATTTCGAAGACCTCGACGAGAAAAAAGAAGAAGACGACGAAGAAGTAGACGAGTCTAAAGAAGAAGATGATGAAGAAATGGACGAGTCTAAAGAAGAAGATGATGAAGAAATGGACGAAAGTTTCGGATTTGCTGAAGATGACGATGATGAAACTGGTGATGAAGTAGGTGGTGATGCCAGTGACGACATGCTTGGTGACCTTGAAGGTGATGATGAAGAAGGCATGGATGACATGGGTGGAGACGACTTAGAAGATCGTGTAATGGATTTAGAAGATGCTCTTGATGAACTCAAGTCAGAATTCGAAGCCATGATGGGCGGAGACGACATGGGCGATGAAGAGGGCATGGATGACATGGACATGGGTAGTGACGACATGGACATGGATGATGAAATGGATCTTGAACAAAGTTTTATTCGTGAATATACAGAAAAAGTCACAGCCAAAATGGGCGACAACGGCGCAAATACCAAGTCTGTTGTAGCTGGCAAGAATGACATGGGCGGTTCTGCTAAGAATTTAGTTCAAGGCGGAGAAGAATCACCCAGTGTTAGCACCAAAGGAGGATTATTAAATCCAAGTCCTAAAGAAGATGATGCTGGAAATATCAACAAACCTGGTGGTTACAAAGGTGATGCTTTCAAAAAGAATCCAGCAGGACATGGTGCTGAGAAGAAAGGATCTGCTCCTCAAGAAGACAAAGGCGCAGGCAGTCCTTTAAATGGTGCTCCTAAGAGAGCAAAATAAGGTAGTATAGATGAACTATCTTCGTGAAAATCTGAGTTTCGACCAAGCTAAGATGGTCGTTGAATCCGATGGTCAAGATGGAAGTAAAAGTCTTTATATGTCTGGTATTTTCATCCAAGGTGACAAAAGGAATCAGAATCAGCGTGTTTATCCTGCGAAAGAAATCGCCAGGGCTGTCAAAACCCTGAACGATCAAATTGAAGGTGGATATTCAGTTCTTGGCGAAGTAGATCATCCTGATGACCTCAGAATTAACCTTGACCGCGTGTGCCATATGGTCACAAAAATGTGGATGGAAGGCGCAGACGGTTATGGAAAATTAAAAATCCTACCCACACCAATGGGCAACCTAGTGAAGACTATGTTAGAAAGCGGTGTAAAGTTAGGAGTAAGTAGTCGCGGATCCGGAAACGTTCGAGAGGACGGTTCCGGTGAAGTTTCCGATTTCGAGATTATCACAGTGGATGTGGTAGCTCAACCAAGTGCCCCCGGAGCATACCCTACACCAATATACGAACACCTTATGAATACTCGTAGTGGTTATCGTAGCTTGCGTATAGCGCAGGAAGTGCAGAATGATCCTAACGCACAAAAATATCTCAAAGAGAGCTTATTAAAAATAATAAGCGGGCTCCGATAACCAGAGGAGAATCACATGTTGGATGCATTAAAAAAGCTAGTTGAAAACAACATGATTTCTGAAGAGATCAAGGCTGATATTGAGAAAGCTTGGGAGACTCGTATTACCGAAGCTCGTCAACAAGCTACTCAAGAACTACGTGAAGAATTTGCTCAACGCTACGAACATGACAAAGCTGTTATGGTCGAAGCAATTGATCGTATGTTAAATGATCAATTAAAAGAGGAAATTGGCCAATTTATAGAAGATCGTAATCAACTTGCTGAAACCAAGGCTAAAATTGCGGTAAATGCTCAAAAACATAAAAAAATGTTAGAGCAATTTATCACGAGACAGTTAGTTTCTGAAGTAAAAGAGTTGCATGAAGATCAAGTACAAATGGCTAACAAGTTTAAAACACTTGAAAGATTTGTAGTAGAAGCCCTTGCTCAGGAAATTGCAGAGTTTCAATTAGACAAGCAAGATCTTGCTAAAACCAAAGTTAAATTAGTTCGAGAAGGACGCCAAACCTTAGCTAAAATGAAGGAACAGTTTATCAAACGTGCTGCTTTATTAGTAGAATCTACAGTTGAAAAAACTCTTACCAAAGAGATGAAGCAACTTAAGGAGGATATTGAAAGTGCTCGTCGTAATGATTTCGGTCGTAAATTGTTCGAAGCTTTTGCCAGCGAATATCAGAACAGTTATTTAAATGAAAAATCAGAAACTTCTCGTTTGCTTAAAGTTATAGACGTTAAAGAACTTGAATTAGCTGCTGCTAAAAATGATCTAGTAGAAGCTAAATTAGTTATGGAAAGCAAACAAAGAGAAATTAAGGCTCTAGTAGAAAGTAAAGAACGTCATAAAATTCTTAGTGAATTAACCAGTCCTCTTGCAGCACATCAAAAGACTATAATGACAGAATTACTAGAAAGTGTACAAACCTCAAAGCTACGTAGTAGTTTTGACAAGTACCTCCCGGCAGTAATTGCCGGAGAAACTCCACAAAAACAGAAAAAGGCATTAGTAGAGGCAAAGGAAGTTACAGGCAATAAAGAAACCAACAGCGTAATTACCAGCGAAGATAAGAATATTTTTGAAATTCGTCGCTTGGCTGGAATTTAAGTTAAAGACAATTAGGAGATAATATAATGTCAGAACTATTAACAGGCCGTTGGGCAGAAACCAAACAGGCACTTCTTGAAGGCCTTGAGGGCACCAAGAAAACAATGATGGCTACAACTCTAGAAAATACACGTAAGTATCTTACAGAGGCGGCCAGCGTAGGTGCTACTTCTGCCGGAAACGTCGCAAGCTTAAACCGCGTGATTCTTCCAGTAATCCGTCGTGTTATGCCAACCGTTATCGCTAACGAGTTGGTCGGTGTACAACCACTAACTGGTCCAGTTGGTCAAATCCATACTCTACGTGTTCGTTATTCAGAAACAGTCGGTGCTAACGGTAATATCGTTGGTACAACTGCTGGTGAAGAAGCACTAAGTCCATTTAAGATCGCTGAGCAGTATTCTGCTAAAGGATCTACAACTGGTCGTGCTGCTCCTACTGCTGCTCTTGAAGGACAAGCTGGTCGTAAGATGAGCATTCAGATCCTCAAGCAGACAGTTGAAGCGAAAACTCGTAAGTTAAGCGCTCGCTGGACATTTGAGGCTGCACAAGATGCTCAAGCCCAACAAGGCATTGACATCGAAGCAGAAATTATGGCTGCTCTAGCACAAGAAATCACTGCTGAAATCGATCAAGAAATTCTTTCTTCATTGGCTACATTAGCAGGATCAAGTAATAATGTTAACTTTGATCAGGCTGCTGTTTCTGGTACAGCTACATTCGTTGGTGACGAGCACGCTGCTATGGCAGTTGCTATTAACCGTGTAGCAAACAGAATCGCTCAGCGTACACGTCGTGGCGCTGGTAACTGGGCAGTTGTTAGCCCACAAGGTCTAACAATTCTTCAAAGTGCTACAACAAGTGCCTTTGCTCGCACTACAGAAGGCACTTTCGAAGCCCCAACTAATACCAAATTTGTTGGTACTTTGAACGGTGCTATGAAAGTTTATGTAAACACATTTGCTACTGAAACATCCGGTTCAGACAAAGTTCTAATCGGATATAAAGGTGGATCAGAAAGTGATGCCGCAGCATTCTACTGCCCATACATTCCTCTAATGAGTAGTGGTGTTGTACTTGATCCAAGTACATTTGAGCCAGTAGTTAGCTTCATGACACGTTATGGTTATGTTGAACTAACAAACAGCGCAAGTTCGCTTGGCAATGCTGCTGACTATTTAGGTACAGTAACAATTAGTAATGCTACATTTACCTAATTGATATGACAGTATTTTAGTTAGATAAGGGCTCTTAGGAGCCCTTTGTCATCTGTGCTAAATAGTAATGTCTAGATGATTTATGCGGAACCCCACCGCGTAGAGCCTAGAACGCTCATTGAATAGGAGAAACAAATGGGACGTCCGTTAAGAAAAGATGTAAATGGTGTTGATGTAATTGGCACACCATCAAGTAACACAGGTATTCGTGTAAATGCTTATTTTGGCAGCGCAGCCTATACAGAAGCAACTTATAATAGTACTACAAATTATGCTTATATCTATAAGCAAAGAGGAAAAGGTACATTTGTAGTCGCTAATCAAGCTGGAACAAAAGCTCTTTGTAAGTTACAAAGCGGCACTCCAACAGGTAATGGACAAATGCAAATTAAAGGATACCGTCCGTCAAACGGAACATATGTTGCTATTGCTAAAATGACAAAAAGATTAGCTACAGATTTTAGTGGTGCTAGATACAAGTGGGTATTGGCCAACGATTCAACTAACGATTATATTGTTTTAACAGCTATCTAATATGACAATAAAAGTTGTAAACGTTCAAGATGGTGATTATAAACTACGTATCAAGAGTGGAGGTACGATCACTCTTGATACAAGTGGAGATAATCCTGGTAGCGGAACAGTTTATATAACTGGCGATCTACTTGTTCAAGGTAATACTACCACTGTTAACACTGTAACACTAACAGTAGAAGATAACATCATAACACTGAACTCGGGTGAAGTTGGTAACGGCATTAGCATAACTAACGGCTTTGTTTCAGGAATTGAAATTGAAAGAGGAAATTACTTTAATGCTCAATTTTTATTTGATGAATTAATAAGTCACAGAAATAGTACTGGAACTATTACAGCAGGAACATTTAAACTTGTTGATTCTATCGGATCCAGTATAGGATTAAAAACTCCTAGTATTGTAGTAGGATCGAATCAGAATTTATACCTTGTAAATCAAGGAACAGGATATGTAACAGTTACAGGAACAGTTAATTACGAACGCAACATATTTGATTATACTCAATTTGATGCTAGCACTGGTCCTATTGTAATAGGGCCGGATCCAGATGCTTTAGTAAATGCTCAAGCTGTGATTGATTTTTTTACTAGTTATACTTCATATAGTACATTAGACAATATTAACGCTGGTAATACCAGAGTAAAAGTTTTTGACACCAGTGAAGGTGATCCTTACAGCAAAGTAGAATTTAGAGTAGATAATATAATTGAAGCTGAAATTACACAAAATGGTCTTTTTATTAATGATTTACAGCTTAGAGATAATGTTATAACAACTCAGAATACCAGTGCTGATTTAGTCCTAAGAGCAGCTAGTGATTTGATTGAAATTGACGGCTATGTAATTTTACGTGATCAACCTAGTTTATTGTCAACACAACTAGGAACTACCGCAGTGTTTTCAACAGGAACTCTAGGTCCAGGTGATTCAGGAATATATTTTGTAAATACAAGATCAGATGAGTTAGTTAGTAAAAGAAGAGCACTGCTTTTTAGTTTTATATTTTAAGGATTTGAAATGGCTATTCAAAGTGTAGCAATAAGCACTAGCAATACAGTTTTATATACCAGTGTTGGTAATAATGCTGTCACTTGTATATGGGTCTGTAATCGAATTGCCTATAATCCTGCTGATCCTACAGCTAATAGCACATATTTAGATTTACATTTTGTTAGGTCGGGTGACGGAGTTACAACAACTAATTTAATTGTTAATCAACTTCCAGTTCCAGCAGGAGAAACTGTGACTTTTGACACAGAAAAAATTATTTTAGCTAATGGTGATACTGTCGTTGCCAGTAGTGCCGCTCCGGCCAATTTAGTTGCCACTATTTCGACAATCAGTGTATAATGAGATATCTTAGAAGAACTCACTTAAATCCTAAAACTGTCACAGGTAGAGACAGTTTTTATATCGATATTAGTGGAGAGGCAGTTATTAATTCTAGATTTAATCTAACCTTACCACGCGGTACAAACGAAGATCAGAGTCCAGATGATTCTACTGCTGCTACATTTGTTAATGGTATGATAAGATACAATACTGAAACAAATCAATTTGAAGGCTATCAAGCAGGAAGCTGGAGAAGTTTTAGATTTAAAGAACCAGGAGCTATACAATACTATCAAATTGGAACCGGAAATGCTGTAGAAACAACATTTAGGTTACCATTTGATCCTTTTGTTTTAACTCCTCAAAGTAATTTGACTTGGGACAGATTTCAAATAGCTAAGAATTTAATAGTATTAGTAGAAAATGTTATTCAAATCGCCAATGTAAATTATGAAGTGGTTCAAAACCCTAGTTCAGGACCAGGTGCGCCTTATGTTTCGGGCACTTATGTTAAATTTGGAACAGCAGTTCCAAATGCTAAACCTATTAATGTAATCACAGGCTTTGACCGTTAATCCCTTCCGATAAATATTGTACTTGGAGTGACGAATGACCAGTACAGTAGGTAAAATTACAGGTCAAATGCTTGAAAATGATCTACAAAGAGACGGTGTAGATCTGGCCTTTGATACAGATCTAATTTATTTAGATGTTGACAATGATAGAATAGGTATTAAAAATACTATTCCTTTAAGACCGTTACATGTAACAGGAGCTACACGTACTGGAAATCTTATAGTAGATACCACTTTTACAATTCCTAATTTTGTATTCAATTACAATACCATAACAAACACTGTATCAAGCATAGTCCTGAGTAGTAAAGGCTCTATCACAACCAGTCAATTAGCCACTGATGGCATTAGTATAAATGACAACTATATAAAATCTACTAGAAGTAACGAAAATTTAGATCTTACTGCTTCAGGGTCAGGTGTTATTAATCTTAAAAAAAGTGTAGAGGTATTTGGTAATTTACATAGTTCTGGAAATGTCACCTTTGATGGATCTATAATATTCGGTAATTCTTCCACAGATAAAGTTGACTTTAACAGTGATGTAGCAAGTAATATTGTACCTGATCTTGACTTAACCTACAGTTTAGATTCTGCTACTAGACGCTGGAAAGACTTGTATACCTATGCAGTAAACGGTAACAGCCTTACTGCCTTATCAGGTTTTAGTATTCTAGGTATAGAGATAACACTAAGACCTGGAAATACTTGGTATGTTAGCACTAACGGAGGATCAAGTAATTTCGGAGATCATCCTCAATCTCCTTTTGATAAAATTTCAGAAGCATTGGCCAATGCTAGTTCAGGTGATACAGTCTATATTTTTCCAGGAACGTATTTTGAAGAACTACCATTGACAGTGCCAGCAGGAGTTACAGTAAAAGGATTTGGTGTAAGATCTGTTACAGTCAAACCTGATACTAGTAGCGCAGGAGAAGATGTATTCTTACTCAATGGAGAATCTACTGTAGAAGATATTACCATAGCAGATTTTTACTATAATAGTAGTAATGATACTGGATACGCATTTAGATTTGCTCCAGGCATGACAGTCACTACTAGAAGTCCTTACATAAGAAATAGTACCGTTTTAACCAAAGGAAGTATTACCAGTGTGTCTGACCCTAGAGGATATAATCAAGGCGATGCTGGTCGTGGGGCTAAAATAGATGGAAGCGTGGTCAACGCAGCTAGTAAAGAAGCTAGCATGTTATTTCATAGCGTGACGTTTATTACTCCGGGAGTAAGATGTCTGTGGATGACTAATGGTGTAAGAGTAGAATGGTTAAACTGTTTTATATATTTTGCCAGTGAAGGACTTTATGCTGCCAAAGGCACTTTAGGATTTGCCAGTGATGGTAAAACAAGATTAAAATTATACGGAATAAGTAGTCAAACTGTATTGCCGGGAGCAACAGTCAGTATAGAAAATGTTAGTCAAGCTAATACCTATACAACAGGTATAGTAGAAAGTATTAGCTACTCGGGAGCATATTCTAATGTTGTAATTGACGGTTATGTCAGCGGATTTGAAGCTAGCAAGAGTCCTCCGGATACTAGCAATCAACAAAGAATTAATTTTAGTGGAGGGCAAACTGCCAGTCATTTAGAATGGGTTGACTATAGTGACTTTGGAGCTGAAGTTAGATCAATTGGTTCGGCTAATGTATATGGCAGCATAGGAGCTAAAGCTGACGGTGACGGAACTCTAATGTATCTTATCAGTCATAATTTTGGATACATAGGTTCAGGAAAATTAAGTACCAATGACACTAGCGATGTTATAGATAGTAATGAAACAGTTGAACTAAACAATGGTAAAATTTACTATCAAAGTATGGATCAGGAAGGTAACTTTAGAGTAGGAGATATTTTTAAAGTTGAATCTGCTACAGGAAGAATTGTTTTTCAAAGTAACCTTTTTACAAGTCAAAATATTAGTATAACAGATGGAACAAACATAACCTACGCTGATCCAAATGAAATCAGTACAGGAAATATAACTATAACAGGTAATACAATACAAAGTAATAGTGGTGGCATAACTCTTAATGCCGCTAATCAAAATCTTAGCGTTCCTGTAAACTTTACTACAAATTCAAATCTTACTGCTAGCACTGACACGTATCTTAATAGAAATGTCATAATAGGCAGCGACAATACAGATTCGATCTATTTCTATAGTGAAATAGCCAGTAATTTTATTCCAGATACTAATTTACTGTCTTTGGGACTGACCAGTAAACGTTGGAAAACCTTATACGCAACAAATTTAACATTTGATGATATCTTAATTGATACAAATTTTATTACTACAACTCTTAGCAACAGTAATTTACAACTTGATAGTAATGGTACAGGACAAGTTTATCTAGACGCAGTAAGCATAACAGGTAATACTATTTCAGGTGGTCCATCAGGGTCAGTTTTTATTAACCCAAATGGTGTAGGAACTATACAGTTACAAAAAGATACTAGTGTCACAGGTAATCTAGACGTAACTGGTAGCGCTACAGTTGCGGGAAATATTCAAATTGGTGACAATGTTATTGATACAATTAATCCAGTTGGACGTATTGGCAGCGATCTTATTCCTTTTACCACTGCTCTATATGATATAGGTAGTAATGCTTACCGATGGAATAATATATATCTTGCACAAGCTATCACTGATAGCATCATAATAGATACAAATGTTATTCAAAGTATAGAATCAAATGCCAATTTAGAACTACGTGTGAATGGAACTGGTAATGTTAGGATCGATACACTGGATTTTAAAAACAATTCTATAATTAGCAATACCACCAATTCTGATATACAGATTAACCCTAATGGCACAGGTATTGTACAACTGTTAAAAAATACTAATATTACAGGTAATCTAACTGTTTCGGGAACTGTAAATTTTAACAGCAATACCCAGTTTGGAGATACAAATTCTGATGTCATAATTTTTAATACAAAATCGATATCTGATGCCAATCCATTTCTTACAACTTTATATGATTTAGGATCAAACTCTTTAAAATGGAATAATATTTTCTTGGATAGATTTGTTACGGACAGTATCATAATAGATACAAATGTTATTCAAAGTATAGAATCAAATGCCAATTTAGAACTAGGTGTGAATGGAACCGGTAATGTTAGGATCGATACACTGGATTTTAAAAACAATTCTATAATTAGCAATACCACCAATTCTGATATACAGATTAACCCTAATGGCACAGGCACAATTCAACTTCTTAAAAACACTAACATTACAGGTACTTTAACTGTTTGGAATAACCTAACAATTAATGGGGATACTCAATTTGGGGACTCACCGAGTGATAGTGTAACATTAATTACTGGAATAATAAGTGATATAAATCCACTAACTACCGGCTCTTATGACCTAGGATCAGATGGTCTAAGATGGGGAGCAACTTTTCTAGATCAACTTGTAAATG